CCGATTGTTGTCCGTGAGTTTCTCGACACTCTCAGCCAATCAGTTTCAATTAAAATCTTATCGGTTCTCGGTTGTGGGTTTTCGCCCTCGTTCCCGTAACCATAACCTTTTACCGCCAAAACTGTTGTCCCGGATTGAGCCACATCGTCATCATTAGCATCAGTGGTTGTATAAATTACTTCTGTTCGTACCCAAACCTGGTCCATCGTGTCCAGTACTTCCATTGTGGCTGAGTTGGTAGGTGTAAAATCTATATAATCGTTTACTAATCTACCGATCTGTATTTTATCGTTACCGGAAGATGCAGCATAGTTTTCTTTGGTGATAGTATATTCAGGTGTCGCCGGCACTGCCGCCTCTTCGCCTGACCAGATATAAAGATTGACTGTATATTCTGTGCAAGTTACCCCGGTCAAAGGTGACGCAAATGGTACTGTCAAATAATATGAACTTAATGTCTTAATCATTTATCCGTTTTTTAATCCTGTTTTTAGTAACCCGTCAACATCCAAAGCGTATGCTCTGATTATATCTTCCGGTAATCTCTCAAAAGCCCGTTCAAATGGTTGTGTTAAAAAGTTAGTCGTTTTTAATCCTGTTTTCCAAATACTTCGGGTTATTAAAAATGAAGTTGTCGCATAACTCAGGAATCTTCCATCCGGTTTTCTGAACTGAAATCTTTTTCTTTTTACCCATCCTGCAATCCCGCCGGTTAACCCTCCTTTTTTCCCTGTTCCTGTTCCAAACTTATAGGGGCTTATTGGTGCTTTGGCTTGCGATTCTGTACCCTTGACCCCTTTGTCTAAGAATATCCCGTATTCCTCCATCGACAAAGAGAACTGAAAACTATTTTTACTTACCTTGACCTCGTAACTTATCGAATCGTAAAGCGATGAAGTATCTTTGTGATCTTTCTTCGTTAAGTTAGTTCTCGCCTGTTGCTTTACGTACTTACCAAATCTATTTAATGCCTGTTCTACGTACATAACGAAATAGTAGTATTTGGTAATTCAACTTCACAACTCAAGCTCCAGCCATCAAGTAAGTTCGTCCCTGAGAATTCAATCTTATTTAAAGTCGCTGTATCGGTTGTGGTTATATTCCTTTCAGCCCAATCCCTTAATATACGCAACCACATATCATTCAGGATAGCCATAGTCAGGTTATGGTTATCCACCTCGTTATCGTTGCCCCAAAACTTGTCATGAACGATCTCTTTGTTAATATCCCTTAATGTGAGGCACTCTAAAGTCACGTTAAAGATTATTGTTTGCCCGTTGGTAAATTGCGCCTCGTCAATGGTGATATGGACCAAGGGGTAAATATTCGCTTTCTCCAAATCGATCTTATCAACAGTTCCCTTAGTTACTGTGTTCACAAACTCATTGTCCTCTGCAATACCTTTTAGAAAATATAGTAGCTCAGAATATTTGTTCATAATTGCGTTGTGTTTTTACCTTGTCTTAACTTTGTTTTCATTCTCTGTAAATCAATATCATGTGCCAGAAACAAATGAAACTCATGTACTTTCAATTCTTCGATGTTCTTAAACTTCCAAATCTTACCTTTAGCCAATCGGTATATCGTTGCATACCAGCCCCACTTCTCAAAGTAGCTTGTTGCCTCGTTTTCATTTGTGCCACCGCCATAGATTTCAGTGTATAACTCTCTAATTCTTTCGCTAAATTGTAAAAAAAAACCAAAGCTCCGTTTACTATACTTAGTGGTGTTTGCTTCATTGCCTCCGCCCATTCTTTAGTTCCCCGGTAATTTTCTATTTCATATTCGCTACCCACCTTATTTTTAATCTGTCTAAATAAAATAGCCATAAGATTGTGCAAGGTGTCTGGATTAGTGTCATAGGTTGTCAGGTCAAAATACTCTTTGGCTTTTATGTCGTCAAAGTTAGGGATAAAACCAAACTCAATATTTCCCATTTTAAAAGTAGGTTGAAATTTAGCCTCCTGGTTTAATGCTATGTCGATATTTTGTACAATATCTTCCAGATCTGACATTTTCATGCTGTTTATCAAATGATAGTTCAGTCCGGTGAATATCTTTACTTTTCTTTTGACGAAAGAATAGACATCTAATTCCCTATCCTGTAATTTGATTAGTGATTGGTATTGATCTAACGTGATCTCGTTCTGATTCTCTGGTAATATGATCTTCATAATTATAAAACTATGAAATCATATTTTTGTTTTTAGCGCAAATCCATCTTACCAAATCCTGAGACATTCATAATGCAGTAGTAGCGGCTTGCATCGATCCAGTGGTTGTAAGCATCAATCGGCACACCGCTTTTTTTATCGTTCCATGCGTAATGATTCAACTCTCTCACTATATTATTGCTATCGGGATGAACTATTATCTGGTAGTCCTGCATCAGCTTGATCCCTGCAAGAACAGAACCAGAACCTTTTTTCACGCTGTCGACATTTACTCCCATTCTCGAAAGGTCTGCAATTAATCTCGGTTCTGCACTGTCAGCCCAAATCAGAAAATTATCATTCTTGTATCTCTGTATGTTGGCGTGAAGTTCTGAAAGTCCGGCGTTGTTTAACTGAAATACCTCTTTCAAATAAATCAACTTTCTCTTATTGTCAATTGCAACCTTAACCAATACATCCGGGTCTGGAAAGAATCCAAAGTCCATACCATAACCATAAATCAGAGATTCGTCAAAGTCCCCTAATTTCCAGTTCTCGAATATGACACCTTCGGCTGCATCTAACCACGCACCCATCATTATGTGGTTGTACTTATTCGGATTGGTTTCTTTCAGCTTTTCAGCTTTCAGAATAAACTTGTCGGATAAATGTTCGATGTTGTCTAAATAGCTGGTGTGTATATATTGAACATTTCCCACTTTGCCATTAAATCCCGGCTGAAAACCTTTTATAAATGAAGTGTTCTTTGGTACATGGATTGAGAATGATTATGACCCGGTTCTGGATTCCTTTCTTACGGATTGATTCATCTATTTTATCGAATGTTGTTTCGTCCTGTAACTCCTCGGCTTCATCTAATACCCATGTAGTGACGTTCTGAATAGATTTAAGATTAGCTGTCTGGTTGCCAGAACTGGTTTTTATGCCCCTGAAAAGAATTATTGACCCTGACCGAATATTCTCAATGTCTGATAAGTTGATATTGAAATACGGTTCATGCTCTTCCAGTTCTATTTTTTCCCTGAACTCTGGTATAACAGAAATTGAGGCGGCTGTTAATGTGTAACGTGTGAATAAGATTGTGTGACCTGATTCAAAAGTCAGGTTTTCTATAAAATCAGAAACGGCAAAGGATTTAGCTGAACCTCTGCCGCCTGTTAATATAAAGTAGTTGGCATCCGAAGTCCAAAGCGGTTGATACTTTTTGCAAATTGCTAAACCCATTCCTTGGGAGTTATATCTATTTCCCCTGAATGATTAAGATTAAGGTCTGTTTTATCACCGTATTTTTTAGGGTTCATTTTTGCCAAAGCCCACTTCCTTGTATCAACTCTTAACCTACTTCTCGATATAACTTCATGATTGGTTAACTCTCGTCCGTCATCTGTGATTATTATATCATTTTCGGATTCGTCTGATATTTCAAATATCTCATCGAAGATAGTCTCAGCCCTCAATTCAGTCGCGCGCGCGTAGCGTTTTTGCATCTTTTCATTATCATCACTCCACTCATAAAATGTTCTTGACGAAGGCATATTGTCATCTCTGAGAACTGATCTTAATGATTCACCCTGTTCTATTCTTTTTACAATGACATCGAATACTTTTTCTATTGTTTCGTTATCGTAGGTCATTTTTGTTCTTTTGTTTTTTTATTTGGAAGATTGTTTACAAAAACAGTATCTAACTTATATATCATGTCGATCAGTTTCTTGGAAGTCCCGGAACATGAACTACATTCCGGCTGCCATTTCTTCGTGTTAAATACTACTGAGTATAATCCAGTGATAAACTTTATCTGATCTTTTGATAATGTTCCGTTTGCTTTGCTTCGGCTCAATACAACTATGTTCCTGGTATCAATAAATTGTTTATAGTCTTTTATTTGTTCATTAGTTAGGCATTCTGGTTTTAGCTTGTAGTTAAATAGTCTGTTTAATGCTTCT